ATAATGAACTTGTACTGCAAATTGACCAAGCATCTTTCGGTCTATAATCATTTTACGAATACAATCTTTGTTAAACAAAGTCATCATTTGAGCGTATTCACTTGGCTTTTTAGAAGCGTCTAATGCACTTAAACCTTTTCCGTAAACTAATCTGCTAATGTTGTTTATTATTGCTGAATTAGTGGTTGAATTCGTGTATCTATCTATCAAAAACTGAAAGTAATTATTGTCAATTCCAAATTCAACCCAGTTTTCTCTTTTAGATTCTTGAACCGTAGGTGTTTCGTAAGCACTTAAGCTTAATATATGTACATTATCACTCATAAACTATGAATTCATTTGTTGTTGTGTTGCTTGTATATGTTGCATTGTTAACAGAGAATGTTGCGATTGCTTGAGATGTGCAAAAAATCTTGTCTTTATGACAAATGGTTGCTCCGTTAGATAGCAAAAGTGTGTAAGTATGGTTATTTAATAAAGCAAATGTTGCTGTTATTGAGTTTACATAACCTCCCTGTGTTGAACTTATAATTGGAACTGCTGTAGTTACGTTTGTTTGTTCATCAATAATAGACATTGTTGTATAATTCTCAAAGCGAGGGATTAAACTAAATGTTTGTGCAGATGTAGAAGGTGTTAATACTATCATATTAATTAAACGCATAAACTCAAGAATCGTTTTGAAATGAAAAAGGGCAGCCGAATAGCCACCCTTAATTAAATGATAAAGAAAAGAAATTCTTATGCAGCTACGATTGTAGTTGCAACTCCGAATACGTCTCCAACTTGACCTGTTAAATCTGCTTCAGTAGCAGCATCTAATAAGTTAGCTAATATTTTCTCAGAACCTACGAACGTCAAAGTATAACCCGACATATCACCCATTGCAGTTCCTGTAGACACGTTTGCAGTAGTTAACTCCATTCCGTATTCAATACCTGCAAGGTAAAATTGGTTGTTTCGTGTTTTAACAATGATGTTTGGTCTTCCGTAAGATAACAACTTAACTGCCTTGTGAGTTGCAGCATCTTGTTTCTTAAGTGTAATTGATAAAGTTTGCTCAACAAAAGTAGTTCCGTTCTCTCTTGAAGAAGTAATCACTTGGTCAAAAGTGTTTGTTCCTTTAACTTCAAACTTGTAAAGTGAACTTACGTTAGCAATTGTATCAATTGTATCAGTTCCTGCTAAATAAGCAACATCTGTTGGGTAAGCGTAATCTGCAAAATTAATGAAGTAAATTGCATCGATTCCTGCTACTTGGTCTTTACAGGTTTCTAATCTTCCATTGGCTATATCACATCCAGGCATAGTATATATTTTTAAATTGTTTTTAAATAAAAAAGGGAAGGCACTTTACCTCCCCTTCTCTTAATTTTTATTAGTTATTAGTTTGCAGTGTTAGTGATTCCGTAAGATACTAAATCAGTTGCAAAACCGTACTTAGCGTCAGCAGTAAATCGCATAACAACTCTTACATTTTCAGAACCGTCAACATCGGATAAATCCAAAACTTTAACTTGGTTCATATCATTTAACAAACCTGTTCCAAAATACAAATTAGAAGTTGGTGTTAACAAAGCAGTGTTAGCAGCTAAACCGTTAGCTAAGAAAATACGAACTCCGTCAAAGAAAAGGTCACCTAAAACTTGGTTAGTTCCTTTGTTATCATAACCATTTGCACCTACACCTGCAGCAGCAAAACCACCTAATGCACGAACGTAAGCTCTGTAAATATTGTTAGAAACATAAAGAGTCAAATCTTCTTTTCCGTACAAAGATGCAGGTAAAGCGTCAACGATTTTTCCTAATTCAACAACAACGTTAGCAGCAGTTACAGTTGTACCTGCAACTTCTTGAGCAGATGGTTGAGTAGCATCAGTTAACAATTGTGTCATAATACCCGCAAATTGACCTGCAGTAGCATTAACTCCTGTCCAAATTGTAGTTTCCATTGCAGCAGCAACTTTAGCAGAAACGTGTCCAATTAAGAAATCAGAAAAGTTCTTTGGTAAAGTATCGAATGCAGAGTAACCCATAGAAATAGCATCCCAATCTGAATGAAAATCTTTCTTACATAATTGTAAGTTAACTTGAAATTCTTCAGGTTGAATAACTCTTTCAGTAAGTGTAATTGTAGATGTGGCAGTGAAGTCGCAAGACGCATCTTTAACGATTTCATCAGTTCCAACTCTTTTAAGAACTTGTTTGAATTTTACGTTAGGAAGGACAGTCATTCCACCTTTCTCTAATGTTGGTGCAGATAATAAAGCAGCAGCGATATATTTACCTGCGAATTCTCCGTTATACGAAGAAGAAACGATTGATGTTGTAGTTGGCATTTTTTAAATTTTAATTAGTTAATATTATTTGTTAATTTTTTCTAGGATAGAATCCATAATTGAACGATTTCTTTTAGTAGCAATTTTGAACATTTCTACTTTAGTTTCGTTTTCAGGATTAAAAGCGATTGGTTTAACTTCTTCTGCAAGTTCGGTTGCTTCTACTGCAACTACTTCAACTGCTGAAAGTGCTTCCAATTTAGCCTTCAATTCAATATTCTCATTTGTAAGTGCTTCGATTTCTGCAAAGAAAGTTTCCTTAACAGTTGACTCGATAGTCTTTTTAGGAGCAATAACTTCTTCAGTAGCAGCAGCAACAGGTACTTCTGGAGCAACCTCATCTTCAGGTGCAACTTCTTCAACAGCAGATGCAGGTTTAATTTCTGAAATAATACCTTCAACTTCTACGCAAAGAATTGTTCCATCTTCTAATTCGTATTCTCCTACAGGAACAGGAATCTTTTGGTTGTCTGGTGTTACAACAAAAACTTCGTTGTCCATTTCAAACTTGTCAGCTTCAACGATAGTTACTCCGTCAGCCATTTTCATTTGCATTAACTTTACTTCCATTCCAAGCAAAGTTTTGATTTGATTAATTACACTTGTTTTCATATTTGTTTTTTATGTTTATAATAATTAAACGTATATATTTATATTTCTGTTGTATTTCTATCCGTTCTGACGTGTCGTAGTTCGTGTTCCGTCAGGGTTAATTGTAATCGTTACATTCTCAATACCTGTAGTCATTCCTATTCCTTGAGCTTGTAGACTTCCATCACAACACTTACTTGAGTATGTTCCGTTTTCACATAAGCAACCACGTCTTCCACCTTTAGGACTTGAATAACTTACTGTTTTACTTTTCGCCATTTTCTATAATTATTTGTTTAATTTTTTCTATTAATAAATCTTCTTCGCTAAGCATTGACATTTCTAATTTATCTGCAAAGTAACCTTCAATTGAAAATCCTTTTACGCTTCCGTCTTTTACTTTTGCCCAAACATCCTCGTTATTTACTTTCATTGAAATCATCCAAGTTCCAACAGGTAAACTAAATCCATACTTCTTAGACTTGTCTTGTTCAAGGTCTTCAATAATCCAACTTTCAACAACTGTTAATCCTTTTAACTTTTGATCGTGTTCGTATGTTGCGTTATTTTGATTAGAGTTCATTAAGAATAATTCAGATGCTCTACGGATCGTATCTTCGCTAAAGAAGATATAGTATTCTTCGTTCTTGTCGTTGCGTCTATAAATTTGTTTATTAGGCACTAATGCTGCACCCATAAGAATCTTCTTTTCAGTATCTATTTCTTTAAGTTCAACTTCGTGTTTTGACAAGGCAATAAATGATTCCTCAATGGCAGGGCTTTCTACCACGGAAATTGCGTCAATTCCACTTAAAGAATCTTTCTCGTCTATAATAAGTTCTATAATCTTCATAATGTTTTAACGTTTTTAATGTACTACTGTTGCATTTTCAATTCTATTTCTTTCTAAACTTTGAGCCGTTGACATATCACCACTAACTACATAAGCTTTAGTTGGTCTTTGTTGAAGTTGTCCAAGTTGATTGATGCCTGAGTTACCGACTACGTTAAACTTTGCAGACATAACAGAGCCACCGCCTCCGCCTCCTCCACCACCTCCAGTGTCTCCGCCTGTTGGAGCACCACCTGCTTTTAATGCAGACAAACCTTTTCCTGTTGCTGCAATAATTCCTGCAATTGAAATACCTGCTCCAATATTATTTCTTAACACTAATGCTTCTGCTGCTACAGATGATGCACCTGCAGTTTCAATTGATAACGCAGTACCTGCTGCTCTTGCTGCTTGGTTTGATGCCTTGGTTGCTATAATAGTCTTTGCAATAGCCAATGCGTTTTCAGCTATCAAAGCAGCTGCTTGTACTTTTTTATTACCTTCAAACAGTCCTGATATTAAATTTATTGCTGCTTCTGCGTTTGCAATATCAGCATCCCTAATAGCCATTTTTGTTTCTTCAACTGCTTTAAAAGCTGCTAATTCTTTGTCCTTTGCAGTTTTATTTATTGCTGCAATTTCTTCAGCACTTCTTGCCGCTGCTATTTTAGTGTACTCATCATATTGTGCTTGTGTAATTTGCTTAGCATCAAGTTGATTTGCTAACGTAACTAACTCTTCGTCTAATCCTAATTTAACATTTGCTCTTGCTCTCTCATTATCGTCAACAATGTATTTGTTTTTGATTTCAATTTGAGCTTTGCGATCGTTCCAATCAGCATCGTCAATAGCTTTCATATCAGCCATTAATTTCTTTTCTGCTTCTAATTTACTTGCTGAATCAGCTTTATTTATAGCATCTATTTCTCTAACTCTTGCCTTTTCAATTTCAGTATAATCTAATTTATTATTGATTGCTCTTTGCTTAAGTAAATCGTACTTAGTGTCTACCGCGTCTATACTTCTTTTTAAATCTGTTTTAGCTGCTGCAATATTCTCTAATCTTACCGCTTCAAGTTCTGCTTTTAATCCGTTAACTGCATCAATTTGTGCTTTCCTTTTTTCTCTATATGCTTCTGCTGCTGCTTGAGCCTGTTCAGCTTGAGCAACTTTCATATCTTCATTAACCTTTTTGTTCTCTAAGTATTGCTGATATTGTGCGCCTCTTATTTTTTTAATATTCTTTAAAGCGTTAATGGCTCTTTCATCGTCTAACTGACCTATCTTTTTATAGTATCTATATTCATCTACAAATCCTTTTTCCTTTTTCTTTTGTTCCTTGAATACGGCAAGACCTGTCATATAAATAGACATTCTTTTTCGCTTCTCTAAATTCTCAGTATTTTTACCACTGGCTTCAGCCATTCTAATTTCAAAATCAAAAGAATCCGTTTTCATCTTCTGAATCTTCCTTAAACTTTCGATATTCTTATCTGCTTCTTTAGCCATTGCTGCACTTCTTTTAGCAGCGTTCTCTTTCATTTGAATAGTATTAGCATCGTCTTTTAATCCAAGGGCTTCTAATGCTTTAAATACTCCATAAATAACAACTAATAAAGGAGCAAATGCCACCATAATTATTCCAACTGCTATTTTTGTTTTAGGGCCTAGCTTATCAAAGAATGCAAATGCTTTTGTAATTTCATTTCTAAATGCATAAACTACCCCAACAATCGCAGCGATTGCAATACCTATAAGAACAAATGGATTCATTGATACTGCTACATTTAACCCTTCTTGAGCAACAGTTGCTGCTTCAGTAGCTGCAATTTGCCCTTCAGTTGCTACTATTTGTTCTGCACTGGCAATTGTTTGAGCTTGAGTTACTACTACATCACTTTTCTTAATTCCAATTGCAACCATTAATCCCTTCCAAGAATCTTTGATTACTCCTCCTAATTGTTTAAATGAATCAATGCTTTCACCGACTGCCTGTAATCCTGACGTTAATGCCATTGCGGATTGAACTTTCAACAATGCTTGTTCTACATCTTTGTTTTCGGCACCAAATGCACCCATTGCTCCAGTGACTGCAGAAAATCCACCTGCTACTCCTGTCAACGATCCCGATAAAGATTTAAATTTAGCATCTGGATTAAAAGCATCCGTCAATGATTTGGCGTCTCCAATTTTGTCCTTTAATTCGGCAGCTCTTTTTGCAGCTTGAATTGCTTGCGCTGAAGTCGCACCAAATTTATCAGCTAAAGTTTGTACTTCTTGCTGTGCTTGTTTTAGTTGGCTTTTTAAAGAACCTAAATTGCTTTGTACGTCTAATTCAATTACTTTCTTTTCAGCCATTATTTACTTTTTTTAAATTCTTGTTTTCTTATTTCTTGACGTGTCATTTTTCTAAAGGATTTAGTATAAACATATTTTCCTTTTGCTATGTCTATATTTTCAGATACTCCGTAGAAATTATCTATTGCTAACATTGCGATTATGTTTTTTATCATTGTTGTAAAATATTAATGGTTTGATTTTGTATTTCGCCTGTATTTAAAGTGTATTCTATGTCAACTGGATAAATAGTCCCCGAAGCTCCACTTGGAGTTGTTACGTCTACGGCTGTAACTTCCTCAATGTAATCAGGTGCAATTGTTACATCGGGATTAGGTGAACTCATCCTTGCACTAAATGTATTGTTAATAAATGGAATTGGTATAGTAACCACTCCTCCCGCAAGTCCTACGTTTGGAATTTGTGTAGGGTTAAGCATTGGTCTAAAGTCTAAAATCAATTGAAAGTTTACTTCTCCTGTTGTTAGATTAGATTGCATTGAATTAATAATGTAACGCTTGTCTCTGATCACTAACCTATCGTTTAATTTTAACCCTGTAAGTAGTGAAATAGGTAGAATAGTTTTTACGCTAATTAATCTTTGCTTTAAATTGTAAAGATTGTATAGGTAACTAAAATAATATGTTCCGAATATTGTTTGTTGTATTGGTATATTTAGAATAGTACTAATATCGGGTGCGAAGTTTAACGTGTAATTTGTTAGGTTCGTGTATAAGTCTTGTCCAAATGGTGTGTAATTTGTAATATTACTTGTAGCACTTCCATTGTTAAATTGAAAATCAACAGTTTGATTATCGTATTGGTAAAGCAAAACAGGCTTAGGAACGTACGGAGCGAATTCATTGTTAAGTGAATAACCAACTTGTAGGTTTGTTCCTGTTAATTTAGTCTGCAATAAGTTCTCAAATGGTACATCTAAAGTAAATTCATCTCCATCATAGGCATATTGGTAAGTAGTATCTCCATACTCACGCATAAAAAGTTGGCTAAATTGCTTGTTTAAGAATGATTCAGACGTTTGAAATTTCATTGTTATCTTCTTGTACAACTTCATTCTATCTATGTCAATAGAAGCAACATCCGTAAATTTAGAAATATCAACTATTGCACCTTGAGAATACCAATCGTCTAATGGCTCTACTTGGAAAACATTTTCGCTTGTAGCATAACAAGTCATATTAAACATTTTCAAAATACCACTAAAGAAATCACTCACTTTCATAACAGGTGCTAATGATGCCAAATCAGTATTTGTTGTCAAAGTGTTAACATACATTTGAACAATAGAATAATTTGTGTTTTGTACAGGCATTCCTGTATAAGGGTCATCTAAAACAGTAGTTAGGTCAAATTGTATTTCACTATCAATATTAACCACAGTTTGAGAGCTTATTTTAAAAGTATATACCGTATTTAATCCTGCAGTATTTGCTATTGATATTGATGGTAAGTAACCCACACCTGTAAATGGAATAGTTTGATATAGGTTTCCATTTTGATATACATCTATTGTACAAGCAACATAAGCGGAAGATGATGTTATATGTATTTTAATTTGATAATTAGTTACATCCTGTAAATGCTGAACGGTAATTGAATTGTTTGCTAAGTTAATATTTGCAGAAGCATCATAATGATTTAAACCACCCATTATATTACTTGATATATTTTGAAAGTCAATAACTTGAGCTTCACAAGAAAAATTAAATACATTCTTGTTTTTGTACCATAAGAATAGCTTAGAGAACCTTTCATCATTTAAAAAGTTTCCATTAAATGAAACTCCGTATTTTGATGAAATTGACTTAAATATATTTTTAACTCTAACCGCAGGAAATAACTCAGTATATCCAATACGACCATTCGTGTTATGAATATCATTTGAACTTGCTACAGGTATGTTTAACCAACTTGGAAATATTGTTGTAGGTGTTTGACTACTATATGTCCAAATTCTATTAGAGCTTATCAAAGGATATTTAACATTGTAAGCATTAGTTCCGTCCTCAATTCTATCCTTTACTTCTGTTCCATTGTAATTATGGTTTAAATCAGTATAATCAAGATTGGACAATAAGTCCTCACCAAAGTAATCTAATAACGTTCTACCTTCTCCGTAAAAACTTAATGAATAGCTTTCAGGCTTTCCATTCTTTATTTGTGATTTGTCAATTCCTATTTTCCCACGTCTAAAAAAAGTTAAGTCAATTTCTATGAATGCATTTCGTCTTAAGTTATGGTCAATCGTTGCATCAACATCACTCTGGTAAAAGTGTTGAAATATTTGATTATTTGTTTCTGAAGCAGGTACTGTAAAACTCTGCGAAAAGTCCGTATAAGTTTTAGAAATATCCGATACGTTTTGTTGCGTTGAAGTAACTTGAATTTCCTCATCGTTAAATAATTCTAATCTTTGGCCTTCTATATATACTTGTATCTTTCTATTCATTATACAACAGAATTAATTGTATCGTAAGCATATTCAAAATCTAATTGGTAGTTGATCATATGGTTGTTTATGCTCTTGAATATCTCAGTTGATTTCGTGTTTATCTTTACAGGTGATTTGTCAAGTAGTATTCTTTCGCTTAACATTAGTTGTTTAATCGTTTCTCCGAAGCTTTCATTCACCCAATCAGTGTTTACCTTAATCTGTTCTTTTGCGTTCGTGTTAAAGACTTTTCTTTGTCCTTCTAAAACGTCATAACTTGGGTATGTTGACGGCATTAAATTGTACTCAGTATTTTCAACACTTATTGCTTTGTTGCTTGCTTTAAAAAACCACTCGGTTTGCCAAGCTCCAAACTTATTTACAAAGTCGCATCTTGTCGGTGTATATTTACATTCGTCTTTTGGTTTAAATGTTGCACTCCAAACCGTGCTGCCTCCGTTGATTATTTCAACCTTGTTTCCTGCAGTTAAATATGGCGCGTAAACCTTTGCCCAATCGTTTACGTTTGATGTGTTTAAAGTTGAAGTATTTGTTGCACCTGTAACTAAATTGGTGTACTTGATTGTGTAACCACTTGTACCTTCTATTGTAATGTGTCCAGTGTTACCTGTTCCGTCTAAATAGTAATTTGAGTCTATTGGTGAAAGATGAGCAATAAATAAATTAGGATTTCCTCCTTCGGTATAATTGCCATATCCATCGTATGCTCTATAAGTTAAAGTACTTCCAAACTGAACAAAACTACCCGATATCTTTTTAAATGTTTTAACTCCAACCCAACACCATTGAGCTGCAGGTGTAACAGGATTACCTGTTGTAACATTCTGCAAAGTATTATGATTAATGAACTCTTTAATGTAAGGTGATAGATCGTAGTAGGTCGCAGGCGAACTTGACGAAGGTATATTTTTGCTTAGTGTGTAAGATGGTGAAGCAGGCATTGGCGTACTATTTCCATTCCATAAGAATATCTTAACCATTGAAGCAGTTTGACCTGTTTCGTTTATTGTTAAAATGTAGGGTGAACGTGCAAATATTGACATATTATTTTGTTAAATAAATTGATTCATTAAATAGTTTTAAAGCGTCTAAACCAAACTTCTCAATCAATTGGTTTGGTAGTTTTTTGTATGCAGTTTCAAATGGCTTAGTAAAGAACAAACTCGGTTTGATTCCTTTTTTAAATATGTACCTGGATAAAGCAAATTGTAAACTCTTTCTACTTGTGAATTTTCCGTTTGTTCCTCTTGGTGCTAATCCTTTTTTAACAGCCCATTTGTCAAATGCTTTTGGAGGTGGTGCTTTAGTTGTGTACTTGTAAGGTGTATCAAATTTCCTTTCTTTACCTGATACTCCTTTGTCTTGATAAAGTCCGTACTCCTCCATTATAAAATCCATTTCAAATGAATTGGCATTGGCTTGAACTCGTGCATTAATTGACTTAAAAAGTTTACCACTTCCTTTGCCCGATTTGCTCAAGTTCTTTTTTGATTCGTTTATAACGTAATCTCGAAACTTATTCAATTCAATTTGAAGTTCAGATTGTTTCATTAGCAAATAGTCATTTCATTAGGTACGGTAACATCAAAAGTCATTGTCCAACCTGCAAGTAAATTCTCAAACCTTTCGGTAAATGGTTCTAAGTTAGGTTCTCCACTAATAGCAATTTTATTATCCCACAAACCACCGTGTAACATCTGCTGAAAGCATCTATTTAAAACTGCGTGTTGAGTGTTTAATACATCAAGCTCGTTGTTATTCTCTTGGAATACATCTGTGACTTCTGACTTGGAAATGTCTACGATATCCATTGCAATAATAGACACATTGAATGTGATCGTGTTAGATTGTAAACTTGAGCTATTAACCATTAAGTGAATTAAAGGAAATATAGTTTGCTTGTTTAAATCAACTTGAAAGATATCTCCTTGAGTTACTGAGTTAACAATAGCATCGTTATCAAAGTGTGTTTTTAATCCGTCTAATAAATTGTAGTATCCTGTCATTTTATTAATTTATTAAGTTGTCGTTGTTCGATTTCTGTTTTTTGTTTTTCAAAGGTAAGATAGGTGAGACATTTAGTAAGTCCGAGACCGGCAACATCATCGAACCTTGTAACGTCTCCTTTAGCGAGTGCATATAGTGATTGATACCATCCCCATCGTTTGGCAAATTGAGTTGTTTCGCTAAAGTCTGCGACAGCTTCTTGTCCTTCTGCATCTCCTTCTCTAAATAGTTCAGGGTAGCCGTTAGTAACTCGTTTCCTAAAGTCCAAAAAAAAACACTACTTGCGATCACTACATCAAGCGGTGCGAACTTCATTAACTCTTGAAAGTCTAAGTTAGGTTCGTAAGGCATTATATCGTACTTCTCTTTTTGTGTTTTAATAATAGGTCGATACATTACAGCCATTGCTTTGTGATAGTCGTCCCATTTAGTTAAGTGACTTTCTAAATCTACATATTCACCAAATGTGATTGCTTCGAGTTCTGGTATGAATCCGAATTCAATTGCTGTTTGGTTTGCTGTTATCTTAAATCTATTTTGAAACTTAGGCTTCTCTGAAAACAACTTGCTAAAGTGAGCTATCAATTCATTCATAGATGAGAGCTTCATTTTAACTATGTCCTTAAGTTCTATTCCGCAGAATATCTCAATCATTTTTTGTGCTATAAATTCCTCGTCATTTGAATCTGCCTGAACTCTTAAAAAGTCCTGATAGCTTTTAAGTGGAATTTCACTTAGACTTGAAGGTACGTTAATTTCTAACTTCATATTATTTAAACGATTTAATTATTATTTTGTTGTTTGCGTATATAGTCAAATGCCTCGCATAACATTTGAAAGTGTATTCTCATTCTCATCATATCATCAAATACTATTTGTATTCGTCTTCCTTTCTTCTCAAAGATGTAATTCTCAACTACTCGTTTCATTGCGTTTAAGTCTACTTCTTCTGTCATCTGATATAGTATAAGCCTTTGTTTGGATTTGCTAACTGATAAGCAACTGCATATCTTAAAGCATCTATTGCGTGATTGTGTTTATCTATTGGTGTTTTACTTTTCTTTTCTAACCAAGAATAGTTGTTTAGTTCTTTAATTAAGTCGATGCTGTCTTCTGATATTACCAAATCGTAATCTTGCAGTAAACTGATTCCGTATATTACACTGTCAGCTCCTTTAATTGTAGCAACAACATTATTGCCTAAAGCATTTAACTCACTTATCAATCTTGGCTCTGAGTTATCACCTACGATTAAATCCTTGTCTGCGAACTCACTATTTAACCTGGCTATTTGTGAGGTAGTCAATGCTTGCTTATAGAATAATAACTTAATATAGATTATCTTATTCGTCTTATCAATATTTGTCTTGACTAATGTTGTCGGGTCTGCACTAAAGCCGTAATCTTGCCCATAAACATTTACTCCTATTTCTCTGAACTGTCCTATCTTCCAATTTGTAAATATAACTCCTTCTGCTTTGTCAAGCCATCCACCTAAAATCGTGTGCTTGTATTTCTCAGGTCTCCGTTCCTTGATTTGTTCTACCTGTTTTAAAAATGATTCAGACAGGTTCTCTAAGTTGTCTAAGTAAGTCGTATGAATGTATGTTGTGTCGTTGTTTATAAGCGTTGCTCCTTGCTGTATTCCTTTGCTTTCAAAGAACTTGTCGTATATAAAATGCTCCTTTGTTGTTGGGTTTAAAATAAGTATTACTCTGTTTTGTTTCGTCTTATGCCTGATTGATAAATCTATCTTGTCAAATGTGTCCTCGTCTGTTAATTCTTCTGCCTCATCAAGCACCCAAGTTGTAACTCCTTGTAATGATTTAAGATTTGCCGTTTGAGTTCCCGAGCTTGTCTTGATTCCTTTGAATATTATCTTGCTCCCTGTGGTGATGTTTATTATTTCGTCTTTTGTTACAATGAATTGGTCTTCCATTTTCATCAGCTCAATCTTCTCAATGAATTCTGGTATGATTGAAATGGATGCTGAAACCAAAGTATAACGAGTAAACAAAACAACGTGTCCCGATTCCCTTGTGAGAAGTAATAGGAATGTAGTTACCGAATAAGACTTAGACGAACCACGTCCACCTGTTACAATGAAGTATCTTGATTCACTGCCTAAGTAATTAAACTTATTGTTTAGTACTATCAATCTTAAATAGGTCTTTTACATCAAAATCAGATACACTTAAATTTGTGTCATTAGTTTGCTTCGGTGCTCCATAGCAACTATCCATTAAAGCTTTGTATGCATTTACATCACCTTTACCCGCCTTTACTAACATTGCTAATGTAATGGCTTGTTCTTGTGTTAAAGTTTCTTGTTCGCCTGTTAATGGATTCTTTTGATTCTTTGCAAATTCAAATAACTCTTTTATAATGGTGCTTCTATTTCGACTTCCTTTCGGTCTCCCTGTTGGATTTCTTACCTCGCCTTTTTGTGCAGGAATTAAGTTTTCTTCGTTAGCCATCTTTTCTAAATTGTTTCTAAATTAATTTGCCTATGTTTCCTAACTCTTTAATTACATCTGGGTTGTTATCATAGTGCTTATTTATTCCGAGTTCTTTTATCTTTTCAACTTTTGCTTTGTTGCTTCCTGTTGCATAGACTCTTGAGAAAAGTATACCTGCTTTGTTTGCTCTTGGTAACATATTATCTTTATGGTCTCTTGATGAAATAATATAAACAGTTGCTCCTTGTTCCTTATACTTTAAAGCTAAGTCTAATCCTTTTTGAGTATCTAATGTACCATCGAAATCAAAGCTAATCTTTTCAGTAGCTAATTCTTGATAAGTGCTTTTGCAAATAGCAGCTCGTTGGTCTTGTGTATATTCTTTAATCATATTGTGATCACTCATACATCTTTGTAAGTAATCATTCTGTGATTCGTCTTTTTGTGGTTTAGGAATTGGCATCTTCTTCTTTATATTCGTTAAATACCTTTTGCATCTTCATAATGATTTCTCTTAAGCAACTTCCGCAAGATGTTGATTCTTGATTGACGTGAAATACTCTATTGTAAATCTTTAGTATTGCATCTTGTTCTGATGGCTTAATTGTGTCCTTAAGTAATACCTGTGAATCGTTTAAATAGTTGTATTCAGATTCGGTAAAACATTCAGGCTTATTGTAAGGAAACATTGCGTTTAACTTTGCTTTGCGTTCGTCACATCCGCAATCGTCTCCAGCGATAAACTTAACTAACTTTTTGATTCCTGTTACCTCTGTGATTTGTTCAATCGTGTCTCCTAATCCTTGTGCTTTTTTTACTGTTGTCTTTGCCATAATTGTTTATTTTATAGTTCTTCTAATTTAGTTATTTGTTCCTGTGATTCTTTCATTCGTTTTTTAGTGGCTTTTGAATTATCTATTAACTCATATTCTTCATTTATGTAATCTGCAAAGTCTTCACCTATTGCGTGTCTTAATCTTTCCTTACAATTGCTTAACGTGTTAAATATAGATGTTAGGCTTATATTGGTTTCTTCTGCTATTTGTCTCATTGATAGTTTTGATTCCCTGTACAAATTAAATAACTTAATATCGTACCAATGCCAACTGTCTACTTCATCTTGTATCTTTTCTTCTATCGTGCTAAATGCTTCGTGTTTTTCTAAGTCAAAATCAATATAGCTTAAATTAATATTATCGTCAAGACAAACCTTCATCATTTTGTTAGCTCTTAAATGGTCAACGTAAACACTTCGCAGAATTAACCACATAATGTTTTTGTTAATTGAGTCAGTAACAATCTTATCAATGTAATTTAAACGTATGATTTTGATATATGTTTCTTGTACAACGTCATCTGCAAGAAAGTACTCGCCAAAACTATTGACTATCTTAACCCATTCTTTGTGCTGTCTCGCCAGTATGTTTAACTTGTCCATTTCTTAAATTATAATCAAACTTACGATTAAAATATAATCACTTAGATAAAAAGTTTTCAACAAATAGTTGTTTAAACAAAAAAGCCCTAATTAAAGGGCTCTAACATTTGTTCTAAATTAACTCGGTAAATATACTTATCTAACTTCTTTGCTGTTTCAAGACTGACATCTTTTCCTAATAAGAACCTATCAATATTGTACTGGTGGAACTTCTCTCCTCTACCCTGTATTTCTTTGACTATTTGGTTTCGTGTTTTGGTCTTTAATGCTTCCCTTAGATAAGCTCGTAAACTATAATCATCTATGTACATCAGAAAGGCAAGTCATCAGCATCAAGCTGCGTTACTCTAATGTTTGGTTCTTCAGTTTTAACATATGGTTCACTAAAAGAAGCACTGAAATACTTTGTACCCTTTGAAGATTCTTTAAGCCATAACGCCACTTCCATATCTTTACCATTTACATTTACTTTGCCTTTGTAATCGGGATGATTTTCTGACTTCTTGTTATCATTTTTAAAGATAGCACCTGAATTGTTTTTTGTTTCCATTTTATATTTATTTAATTGTTACTTCAAAATGACACATAAGAAATGCAATTCTAATACACTTATCTTCAAAGTCTATTGCTATCATTGGAGTAATAGATATTACATTCCATTCTTTATAACTGTTAATTAATTTTACTTTCATTTTTAATATTATTTAGTTGTTAGGGATAAAATTAACGGTCATAGACACTAATTGTCCATCTGTTTGTTTTGTATAATCAACTGATTCTACACTTACTAAATTGATTCCCATTAAGTTTGGGAATACATCTACGGGAATTGGGCAGTAAGCATTGTTATTTACCACTTCTTCAATTGTTACTTTTTTTGTTTCCATTTTAATCGTTTTTAAGGTTTAATAAATAAGCTATTGAACAAACCCAACCCCAAACTATCGCGGGAGTGAGCAGTATTGTTAGTAATATAATCATATCGTTTCTATTAATTGGTTATAGTATTCTCTGCATAGTTCTATTCGTGTTTTTATCTCTTCGATTACTGTCTCATCACGATCAATTACAAAAGTCTTAATTCGTTTTTCTTTTGGTATATGGTCAAAGTTATGCTTCGCTTCTACGAAATCACGAATATCTTGGCTCTCATCTATTGACTGTTGCTTCCAGTGCTCACGCCTTACCTCATCTTCTACTATTTCAAATGGTGTGTTAATCAGGCAATAACAAAGTAATGATGTTTGCTTACCTGTTAGCCACATATACCCCTGTAATTGATAAAAATAGTCTTTATTCGGTAGCTCATCTTCAAAGAATGGGAAAGTAGTAGCATCCCAACTTGATTTAACATCTAAAAGAATATCGGTGTTTACATCGGGTGTGCCTTTAATCCAATCATTCGAGAAGCTCTCTTCGTTTTTATATATAAAGCCTACTTCTAAAGTGTCCATTGCTAAATTAATGGCCTCGTCTTCTACGGCATTACCCTTGTCTGTGTACCTACTCCAGAACTCTTTATAAATTCCGTACTTCTCTTGAAGCACAAGCTCCTGTATGTAGGTCTTGGTAGTTTGAGACAGTACCTCGCTTTTTAAACGAGGCTTTGTCATAACTTTCCCTAATTGGCTGCATCTTACTTTCATTTTGAAATAGCTTTAAGTTGTGAAGGCGTTAAATCATAAGTTGAAATTAATTGCTCAACTTTAAATTCACCTAAAGATATTTTTTCAAGTGCCTTTAGAAATCTTTCACTTGACAAAGGAGGTAACTTTGTAGTGCTTTTAACTTGTTCACCTGAAGCATCGGTGTCCTTATCAGTTACAAGCCCGCAAATAGAAGATAAAGCGTATCTGCGAAGGTATGTGATGGCACTACCTAACACTTGAAAGTCGTTCATACCTTTCAATTGTACATTTTGAGGTATTGCAGTCTTGCTTTCGATGCTTTCACCGCTTTCACAATGGAATAAAATAGTGATTAATTCAGTACCGTTGATTAATTGAGTAAACCCTAATCCGTTTTTCTTTAGCAATGGATTAATAGTCTCAAAGATTTTAGGCAAATCGGCATAAGTGTAACCGTAACCTTGTGTTGCTTTGTGAATTACAGGCACTTCCTGTTGAAATTCAGCTAAACTTTTAAATAAATTCTTCATAGCGTTTGTTTTTAAATGGTTAATTTATATGCGAATATAATCATATTATTTTAATCTGCAATACTTTTTATCTTTTTTTTATAAATTTCTATTATTTCTTTTAATTCTTCCTTTGTCCACTTCTTAACATCGTGAGCTTTACCTTGTAGCTTCATTAATCTTTCGCCTCCTATTCTCTTTTCTATTCCTATTTGATAGTTCAACAAGTTGCCTGATAAAAAAGTGTTGCAATGCTCACACTGGAGGTGACAGTTGTCTTCATCAAATCTTACTGCAGAATGCCCTCCTTGTGAAAAATAATGTCCACAATTTTTTTTCTTTGGTGGTAAATCACAACTTATGCAGTTTAAACCCTCGTCACGCATCCGAATAAACTTATTGAATACTTGTTGCGTTAACTTTAGATAGTCGCTCAGAGTCGTTAAATCTGCTTTCATTTGGCTTTTCTTCTTAGTCCATTGTTTAGCGTTTTCTACTTTTACCCAAACTTTTATACATTCGTCATTCAGGCAATACTTCTGTAAGAATTTAACAGGATCAAATTGTTCTTTACAATGTTTACATCTCATACATCTTCAAGTTTAGTTCTGCTTGTTTAACTTCATATTTTAATTCTAAGTTTAATCGTTCTAATCGGTAAGATGTTTCAACTTGCATACGCAATTGCTTTTCCATTTCGTGAATAAAAGCATACACATCTTCAAGTTCGGTTTGGCTTTTCTGCATAGAATTTATTAAGTCGGTTCTATTCGGATGCTTTGCTATTATTTCGTCTTTTGATATCTCAATCTTAATAATGTTTTTCTTAAGAATTGCTTTTTGTTTGAGGAGTTCTAAGTTCATATTTAAAATGGTAAGTCGTTTAATTTTCTTTCTATCATTGTTAATTTTTGTTTTGGCCTATGTTTTTTTAATGGGTCAACGCCTACAATTGTAAATCCTAAACCTCTATTAAATTCACAAAGTACAGGAAGTTCTAGTTCAGTGTGTTTGCCTCCAGTGTCCATATCTTTAATTTTTTCCACGCCTATCATAGTTAAAAACTTCATATCCTTATGCTTAATTAATCTGTGTATCACAAACATATCATCACACCTATTTAAAAATGCTTTACCTCCTTCAATATGGTCCTTTAATGGTGGCTTAAGGTGTCCCTTCCAATGGTGCTGCTCAGGGTATAAATTTCCATTTCTACCGCTTTCACTTGTTGGGTGCGTGTTTATATATATTGTTTTTCCTGTATTGTTTACAAATTGGCGAGCCATATTTAAGAAACGGTAGTTACCTTCATAAGTCATATCACGATCAAGTCCTGTAAATGGGTCAATTAAACAAGCATCTGCATCTGAATTACCAAATATAGCTAAAAGTTCTTCAGGCTTATATAATTTTGCATTATCTACGAAGTCAAAGTTTTGTTCTAAGTAAGTTGAGTATTTATGAATTTCATTTTCTGTAAGCTCTTTAAATGGTTTACCTGAATACATCTGTATCATATCACGCATTAATTGACCGCTTTGATTTTCACCGCTCCAAATTATAAACTTTAAATTTTGTTTAATTGCAAGTGCTAAAAAGTACCAAGTTATCCAATAGGTTTTACCAACGTTATCGTGGCCCAAAATTATGTTTAGTTGTTTAGGTTTAAATCTTAAGTTTTCATCTAATGGGCAATCTAATCCTAATCCTTGCTTTATTTTACCATTACGATAATCAAGCAAGTAATTAATTGAGCTTCCTTTTTGCTGTATCATTTTGAATATTTTTTTACGTGTGCCATAACGTGGTTGTATAAAATATCATCGCTTGAAGCTTCAGGTGATTTAGGTGAATTTCTCTTTAACCAATTTTTAGTAGTCAAATATAAAGATGTGTATTTTTTATTCATTGCATTATTTTCAATTTGATCTAATATATCATCAATATCATTTTTTGAATAAACTTCAACTAACTTTTCAAAATCAGTTTGTGATAAACTTAAATGGTCAAAGCTTCTATATACTTGTACTTGGTACTTGGTACTTGGTTTATCTATAGTGCTAGTGCTTTCACCTTGCTTTATACCTTGCTTTGTACTGTGCTTTATCAATGCTTTGTTAAGTGCTTTAGTAGTTGCTTTATCAAAATTTGATAGGGCAATTATGTTACTTGAGTATTGATTTCTGCTTTTTTCTACTAGCTCAATAAATCCAAAATTAATCAAATCTTCTAAGGTTTCAATGTAAGTATTATAACTTCTAATTCCAATTGCATCTTTAGCCATTGTTGTAGGTAGCCCAAATTTAGGCTTCCATCCCAACCTGTTGCAATGTTCAACAATAAAACAATATAAAGCACAATGATTAGCTTTTATCTTTTCTGGATTGTCAAAGGTAAAGTCCCAAAAGTCCCTAAGTAATTTAAAGTAATCATTCATATTTGATTAAATTTTACATAATTAATAAACTTACAAAACTTATTAAACTCTTCAATGCTTAATATTAACGCCTCATTATTAATTTCAATTTGCACTACATTATCATCTTCATAAAAAGTTAATGAAATTTCACCATCTTCAAATTGTAATTCTTGCTTAACATTCATAATCTTAAAATTAAGTAAATAAAAAAGCCCTAATTAAATCCACCGCATCCAACCTCGGTTTCCTTAAAAAGGGCAATAATTTCTTTTAGTTCTTATAATGTTGGATGAGAACCGTTGACAAATATAACATTAAAACTTACATAAATTACATTTTTTGATAATTTATTATATAAAATCGTCAATCTTTTTTTTTAAATTATCTAATTGTCTAAGTGATTTTACT